TATAGAACATCTTGTTTGGATTTGGTACAAACTCAAGTTTACGAGTTTCTGTATCCAGAATATGAAAACCACGCTCATCGTTATAGTCGCTCCAAGTCATCTCACCAGGAGTGCCAACATATACAATACTACCACTGTTGCTCTTGTGATGAAAGTGTCCAGAAAGAACTAGATCATACTTTTGCAACGTTGCAGGGTCCATACCCTCATGGCAAATATTACCACGATCCATTTCGAAGCCTTGCAGTTCAAAGTGACCAAAGCACATTTGATTTGTGCTTTCATTGATAAACTCGCCTATGGCTTGTTCATTGTCTTTACAAATCCATGGAATGATATCGATATTGTTCCATGTGCTTGGTTCTTCGTAAATGGTTACGTTCTGCGCATACTCGCGCAAAAGAAGATCAGGTGAATTGATCTCTAAAGTATTCTTGAATGTGATGTCGTGATTGCCAATCAGTGTATGCAGATGTATCCCATGCTTTACAAACTGATCAAAAAAATAACGACGGCACAAAGCAAGAGACTGAAAAGAAATATACTTCCTACGATCAAATAAGTCACCCAACTGAAAGACGGTGGTAATTCCATTTTGCACCAAATAAGGGAAAAACGTATTTAAATAAAACTCGCGATAGTGGTTATGAAATGCGATGCTATCACCGCGCATACCAAAATGCGTGTCACCCAGAATTGCTATCTTCATCTACAAACTTCTCCAAACCAGCCCTTTTTGCTTTCTTTGCTTTTCTTGCGTTCTCATAGTTACTGATGAACTCTGAGATATTCTCATATAATTCGAACTGCCTAAAAGTCCCATCTTCGTTTTCGTTCAACTCGAACTCGTCAAGAGTACCAGCAGTTTCGGTAGCCTTGTATTTGACATACAACTGTTTCTTTTCTTTCTGAATGCGGCGTAAGAATGCATAATACGTTATTTGAGTGAAATAGGCAAATGGATTGCTTGATTTTGCAGGGTCAAAATTGTCAACGTACATTACGCAGTTTTCAATCGCGTCAGCAACCATTTCGTCTCTAAAAGTATATGACAAGAAATTAGGTTTGTGTGAAAGATTCTCAGCAATCTTCATAAAGCATTCAGCAACGTAACGCGGAATCTGTGGCTTTGGTTGCCCAAGTCTCCTTGCTTTACGAATTGCTGTGCGGTATGCAGTCATTTCCTTGAGGAAATCTTTGTTATTGATATAATGATTTTTTGCCATAAATTAGTGTACTGGTCCTTTATCTTTTTTTGTTTTTGCCATTGCTTCTAGAATTGATACGACATTCTCAACGTTTTCTTTAAGTTTTTCTGAATCTGCTTTTTTCTTTTTCTTCTTAGAGGTATCTGGTGTATGCTTATTGTTATAGAAAAAGTCGCTCACATATTCATATTGCTCAACGAAATCGTCTTTAACAGGAGTCACAAACATAACTGCATCAGTAGGAATTTCAATCTCTCTAATTTCAATCACCGATTGAGGTAAAAACTCTTGCATTGATAAGATTTGACGACCTTCATCAAACAAAGTCTCAACTTCAATTCTAAGTGGTGTTTCAATTAAGATACATTCATCTTTATATGTCACATATCCAACCAAATCTTGCCATTGATCTTTTAATCTAACGAATTTTAATTCTTTTGATTCTGGCATTAGTTTATCCTTACATTATTGGTTGTGAAGGGGAATTTCTCTTCACTATAGATCTTCACTCTTTCCTCATAATGTTTTAGTGTAAAATTAGTATATGGACCATAACGTAGATCATCAGCAATATCGTACAACGTGGCTGCTTCTTTATTTTCACCTAAACGTAACACACGACCAATTGACTGCAGAGCACGAATCTTACTCTTTGTCGGAGAAGAGAATACAATATTATGTAGGTTACGGATATTGACACCTGTCGAGAACGTACCGTAACTTGCCACAATGATCGCATCGTTTTCTTGTTCAGTGATATGTCTCACCGCTTCGCGATCTTCTGCTTCAACCCCACCATGAATAAAAAACACTTTTCTATTCTTGACCTTTTCCGTTATCAAGTCATACAATATCTTACCGTGTTTTTCAACATAAGTAAATAAAACAAGACTATTTCCTTTGAGATTGACTGCAAGATCGCTTATAAAGTTGTTTCGCCCTTCGTGTTGGGTTAAGAAGTTCATTTCTTCTGGATACGCGAAACCTTTAATTGACTTACAAACTATTTCTGGATACTTTAACACAATGCACTTAATGCTGAAGTTGGCGAGTTGTTTACGCTCAATCAGTTCCTTTGTGGAAATAACTTTGAATGTAGGACCGAACAATCCCTCAAGGACTAGTTTATTGACCTTACTATCATCAAGTGTGCCTGTCGTGCCAATACGCACATCACAGTTAATCAATTTGGTCATGATGCTTGTCAATGACTTGGCTTTAAACGTATGTGCTTCGTCACCGATGATGAAATCAAACTGCGCAAAGTATTTCTTTGGCATGTCATAGATTGACTGCCATGTAGAGATAATCAAATCACTATCAGGAATTTTACTTTCGCCACCATAAATCTTCTGGCAGTATTTTTCTACATCCCATCCATTGACAGATGAATAGTTTTTGAAGTCACTGTGCATCTGAGTGACGAGATTAATCGTAGGAACAATCAACAATCCGCGCTTCTTACCTGTGTTCAGCAGGTGACGAATCATCATATAAATGATTAACGATTTTCCTGACGCGGTTGGTGAAATGAGTACAGTTCTCTTTTTTGTAAGTCCGACGCTAGACGCAAGTAACTGATAATCTCTGGGCTCAATCGACAAAGAAAGAGCCGAAGCCAAATTTTTGGTGTCAACAGGATAGATTTCCTTCTCTTCATCGATATACTCGCAGGTATAGTTGCTGTCCTTGCAAAACTTCTTGATATATGGAACAAGACCAAGATAGATTTGTCGTGTGTTTAGATTCAAAAGTCGAATCTTTCCGTCCCAATATTTATTTCGAAAGGCTGGAGAAAATTGATAGCCTGGAGTTGAAAATGTAAAGAACTCTGCCATCTCTTGCAAGATGGCAGGTTCAGCAGTTACTTGGACGTAAATGTTATTTACTTTTTCAACAACGACGTGTTCTATCATCGAGCACCCTGGATAAACTTCTCCCAGCCCATATACTCACGTAATTGCCAAGTTCGATTATTGAGTTCTTTCATCACGTTTTCGCAAAACTTTGCTGCTTCTTCATGGTAGGCTTTTTTGCGTTTGAGTTTGTTTAGATCGTCATCGCCGTCAAGATATACCGAGATATCTGACTTGAGAGTAAAACGAAATGGTTCCCAACCAAGTTTGTCCAATTCTTCTTGATCAAGTTTGCCATTGTAATACATCCACTTGAGTTTCTTTAATTTATCGAACTCAAGAGCGCAGCGTTTTGCGGCAAGATTGTGCAATGAAAGATATTTGTTATACTTGTTGTGAATCAATGGAATTCGCAAAATCTCTTTGCCAGGTTCTGTAGTATCAATTTCAGAATCCTTCTCCCACTGAATCATCAATTCTTCAAGTGGCAATGTCTCTAATTTCATAGCAATGTCATGTTAAAATCGGAACTATATTGTATAACATTCTCACTGTGAAGTAAAGTCGCGCCAGAACTCTTGTCCAGAGAATGCTCGCCAAAGATCAGGTGGAATAACTGGTGCTTGCTCAATAAACTCTACTTTTTTTCTAGTTTTATGCAGACCCACATGTTGCTTCGCAATATCAAATTCATCATGAGAAGATTCAACATTATTGAAATCATGTTTAAAGTATGGTTCACCTATAAACTTGTAGATTGTTTTCATTGTTTTTTGTGGTTCACGAGCAAGATTTTCATACTCAACAAACAACATCTTCTCTCTATATGGACTAAAAAATCCTTCTTTCAAAGAATTTAAATTTTTTACAACTAAATTATTAAACCAATAATCAGATCTTCTATAAACATCATCCTCGGTGCATTCAGACGGAAGTAAAGTTGGACTTTTTTTATGCAAAAGTTCAAATGAATTAATAATCCAAGGAATATCTCTAACGCAGCAGATTACTTTTGCATTAGATCTAAGTTTATCCATAACATGCAGCATTCCTGTCCAATATCTTGATGTATTGAAGACTATAGGTTTATCGATATGATTATAATATCCATCAATAAATCCACTCAATGCAGACAACTTTTGTTCTTCAGTGCATTGAGTGGATACACCGCCAACTGAAAATTCTCGTATAATTCTACTGATTGCTCCGTTTAACGGATCAGAAATCCCAGTATGAAATTGTGGATTTTGAGAGAGAATGGACGACAACAAAGTCGAACCTGATCTTGGCAGACCAGCAATCATATGAAATTGTTTCATAAAGTCTCCTACAAGATTTTACTCTTGCCCATAATACAACTATAATGAGTATGTCGGTTTTGAACCGAACTTCAAGAATTATACTCTATATTCTTTCGTATTCATAATATGCAAATCTAAAGGTTGCATCAGCAACAGCAATATTCTCTGCGCTGTCCATAGAGTTAAACATAATTGTCGACAAAGATGTTGGAAACAAATCAATAAACTTCACACGAAAGTTTGGATTGTTTTTGTTTGTGTACATTGTCATGATTGCGCTTGAATATTGTGGTTTGTTCTTTTCACGTCCACGAATATATGGTGTCTTTGCTTGTCTTTGCAAATCAACATACTCTTTGAAATCTGTTGGGAATGTGATGCCGCGAATCCAATCATGCAGTTCTGTCCATGAACGCAAATCTTCATCAACAAGAAAAGTAATGTTGAATGAATCATAAATCATTTTTTCGCCAGGAACAAACAAATCAATAAACGGTGTTGCGCGAACAACTTCTGTAAGAGAAACTCCAGGCAAATTTGCTGCTTGACAATAGTACGTTGCTCCAGGGAGACGATCGAACGTCACTCTAAATTTGGTACTTTGTAGTAAGTCAGTATTTGTTGGTGTGCGCGTTAGTACTGTCATTCTTTCTATTCCTAGAAACGATACAATTATTTAGGTGTAAAAAAAAGGGGGAGTCTTTCGACTCCCCCCAGTTCTTTGCCTTATTGTTTTTATAAAGTCGGCAATAACTTACTAGCACATCAATTATTGGTTGATGTTTAGAACAACGAACTTGCGATAGTACATGTTCGTGTCGTTTGCTAGAGCACCAGTACCAGCACCAGTTGCGAATGGGTTTGCTACTAGACCATAACGTGTCTTGAAGCCAACCTTTGGCTGGTAGGTTTGTGGATCGATAGCACGGACCATCTGGAGTGGAACATATGGGCAGTAGAAGAGACCAGCGTCATAAGCGTTGGTGCCCTTGTAACCTACTACGCAGTAGTCTGTACCAGAAACAGAGTATGGGTCAACATAGACCTTGATACGTCCGAAGAGCGTACCAGCGAATGTGTTGCCTGTGTCATCAACTGTTAGGTTCGTTTGACCAGTTAGTGCTGAATTGTAGTCAAGTAGACCTGTCATTGCTAGGGCTGATGCAACGTCTGTTGAGACGATGACCATGTTACCCTTGCCACGACGTGTGTCCTTGGCAATCTTGTTAGCAGCGCGTTCGATTGCGAACAAGAGTGACTTGTACTTTTCTACTTGCCAACGACCGCTTGTGTCGCTTGAAGAAGATAGGTTGAAGACGTTTCCTGTTGCATTGTTTGTGATACCTGCGTTAGCAGTTGCATAAACAGTACGAACAACTTCGCGGTTGATTTCTGCTAGAATTTCAGTTGACAAGATATTTGTCAATTCTGTTTCTGCATCTAGACCGTGAATTGCCTTGAGGTCTTGTGCAAGTTCTAGCGTGTATGATGCTTGCAAACCGCGTGTATTTGCTGTAACAGCAACGCGATCGATTTGGAAGCCCATCTGTGCTAGGTTTGCTGATTCACCGAAGGCTGTTGAGAAGCCAGGACCAGTGTTATCAAGACCGAAGATTGATGCGTTAGCATTACCAGGGTTGACAGCCAATGTTGACTGTGTGCCTGTTGCAGCATTACCTGAGTGACCAGTGTTGGCTTCTAGGTAAAGAGCTTCGCCGCCACGTGCTGTAGCAGATGCGTATGTTGAACGCATTGCGAAGATCAAACCTGTTGGACCAGTCATTGGCTGAACGCCGCAGATGTCATAAGCCATTAGGTTTGGAAGTGCACGACGGACAAGACCGATTAGGATTGGGTCGAAGCCTTTGATTGCGCCTTCGCCACCGTTAACAGGTGACATACCACCGCCAACGTTGTTTGGAAGACCGCCACCAGCGACTGAACCAGCTTCCCAAAGATTTTGCATTGAGCGTGATTCTTCCATTAGGGCGCGTTCTTGGTTCTCTAGAACAAGTGCAGTAACTGCACGCTTGTATGGGTCAGTAATTTTTGGTAGATCGCCGTGATCTAGAACTGGAGCCCACTTTCTTGCATATGTTTCATTAAGATACATTTTTTATTTCTCCGTTAAGAAAGATGAGTTAATTAGGCTTTTGGAGCCGTTTTTGTAATTGCCTTAACATAATGTGCCATCATACCATGAACTTCAGCTACTTCTGGCTCTTCAACAGCTGTTTCTTGAAGTGCCTTTACCTCACTCTTCACATTGGTTTTACTTGGGAAGTAGTTCTCGCGGATTGTTGCGAGCTTATTATCAAACTCACCTTCTGTGGTGAACTCCACGCCCTCTGCGAGCGATTTCATTTTCTCAATCTGCACTTCTGTTAGACCTTCGCAGATCTTACGAATTGCTTCGTTCTTCTTTGCAGCATTGAGTTGTTCTGTTAGGGAAGCGATTGTTGCGCTTGTTTCTTCTGTTGACTTGGCAACTGATTCTTCAAGTTCAGCAACGCGAGCAGCAAGTTCTTCTGCTACATCAACCTTCTCTTCAGGAATTTCGATGTAGTGCTCTGCGAATAGATTCTTGAGACCGCCGATGAAATCATCAACGAGTTCAGCGCGCAAACCTGTTTCTACAGCAACCTTATTGTCTTCAACCCACTGTTCAACGACATAGTTTAGATATTCGTCGACTTGACCAGCGATCTCTTCCTTAAGAGCATCAACGGCTTCTGTAAGAACCTTATCGTTCTCAGCCATTACGTCTTCAAGGATAGAATCAACACGTGATTGAACAGCAGCTTCGAAGATTGTTGTTGCTTTTGTGCGGAACTCTTCAGAGAGTGATTCGCCATTGAATAGCGCATCGACATCTTCCTTCATGCTGCCCTTATGCTTGGCAAGCATTGACTTCTTCCAGGCTTCGTTTGCTTCTTCTTCGTCTTCTTCTTTATCATCTTCGTCGTCAGCCATTTCCATTTCTTTTTCATCTTCATCTTTATGCTTGGCTTCGACGACTGGTAGAGTCTTTTCTTCTTCAGAGTCTTCAGCGATAACATCGCCCTCTAATTCTGTTGATTCGTTTCCTGAGCCACCACCATCATAGCCTGGTGATGCGCTACCAATAATTGGCTTTGCAAGACCCTTTGACTTAACGGTTCCGAATTTCGTATCACCAGCGACAGATGACTTACCAGGCTTTGGTGCTTCTTTACCATCAGCAGCAGCCTTCTTACCAACGTCATCGCCTTCTGGCTTTTCGTTTGTTGAACCACCGAGATCGTCCATCTCGCCTGGTAGTTTTACAGCTGCGTCTTTATGAGCATTCATCGATGCTTTTAGAATTTCTGCAGCGGATTCTGATAATGTCTTACTCATTTGTTTTAACTCCTGAAGAAGTAATATTATTTATAAATTTTAAAGTTTTGACAAGAAGTTTTCAAAGATCTTCAATGAAACTTCGTCAATCTGTTTTTGCTTTGCTCTTTTAATCTGCTCATAATAGGCATTGACGTCGATTTCCTTCACTTTACCATTATCCCAAACCCACTCTTTGCCTTCCATAATACCTTGAACAAAAGCACCAGGTGCGGACGGATCCGCTACAATATCAGCCGCTGTGGCTAGATAATAGTCATCTTGAACCACGTTGACACCGTTTACTTCTTTGAGTGAACCCATGCCACGTGACGAGACACCGAGAGTTGCACCGCCTTCCATAAGGGACTTGGCGATCTTACCCATTGGTGTTTCAAGAATTTTTGCCTTACCGATCCACTGATTACCTTCCT